CTTGCATGGCTAACTTCAAGCGGTAAAAAAATTGTCCAAAATTTTCACCGCATGATGCAGCCGGCCGGGTGCTAAGTGCGCATATCGTTCGGTCTGAACGATAGAAGAATGTCCCAGTAAGTCCCTCAGTTCCGACAGCGGAACGCCTTCACTGACCAGCCAACTCGCAAACGTGTGGCGCAGGTCGTGAATCCTGAAGTCCTCTATCCCTGCTTTGTTGCACGCCTGCCTGAAGGCGTAGTTGATCTGCACGACCGGCTTGCCGTTCTTCTGCACGAAGACCTTGCCGCTACTCGGCGCGAACATGTCGCGGAAGTGCTTGCGCGAGGTGAGGGCGTCGAGCGCACCCTGATTCAACGGCACGTAGCGGCGCTTGCCGCTTTTCGTGTGCTTGCCTTCGAGTAGTAGCCGGGCGCTGTTGAAGTCGATGCGCGCCCATTCGAGGCCGAGCAATTCGCCGCGGCGCATGCCCGTATTCAGCGCCAGCCGGATGAAATCATGCAGGTGCGCGGCGTCGCTGCTCTTTGCCTGCGTCGTGAGGCGTTCGGCTTCGTCCTTGCTCAGCCAGCGGAGACGGCCTTCGGGCATCTTGAGATAGAGGCCGCTTACCGGGTTTGCGATGTTCCAGCCCCAGCGCTTGACGGCGTAGGTGATCGCCGCCGAGAGCACGGATATTTCCCTGTTGATGCTGGCGTTCGAGAGGCCGTGCATGCGGCGGTGATCGATGTAGCGGCTGATGTCGGCGCGGGTCAGGGTGCTGATAGCGCGCTGGCCGAGGTATGAGCGCCACTTTTCGCAGATCCACGAAACGCGCTGGAAGCCCTTCTGCTCTTTCGCGGCGATCAGGGAATACGCATGCAGGAAGTCGTCTGCGGGCGATTCTGGATCAAGTGCAGCGAAGGAGAAGAGGGGGGCATTCATGGCGCGGGATTATGCACCGCGACGGTGCGCCCGCGCTCGTTGCGGTCTAGCAGCCCAAGCTGAAAATCTGACTCTCGACGTCTTGTCGACGGCTGCGCAGCCAGTCGTGCGAGCTTCCGCTTTGTGGTGCTCGCTGCTGGGCAATGATGTTTTGCTTCTGTGATTCCAAATCTGCACAGCGCGCGTTTTTGCTGACGGCTTCGGCATTCGAGCGCTGCGCTTGCTGGCCTTGGTCGGGTTGCATGCGGGTTTGCTCTCGGTCGAATTCCTTTGCGCGCTGGACGGCCCTTTCAGTCGGCGGATCCATGGTGCTGAGCGGCTGGAGGTTTTCGTACGGCGTGTATTTCTTGTGATCAGCGCCGAAGGCTTGGCACGGCTGATCGGTCATGATCTTTTTGCCATTCTTGGTGCAATAGTAGATTCCATCGGCGTTCGCGGCTTGGCCGGCGAGCAGTAGCGCCAAGCTGAGAAGTAGTCTTTTCATGGTTGCCCTCCCCCTTCGATATACCAAACGATTGTAGCGTGACCGACGGCCGGTTTTAGAAACAAGCCGCTGAGCACGCTACCGGACAGGGAGTTTTCGGTATCAGCCGCCACATCAAAAGCGGGCTAGCAGGAGGGCGTCCGAGCAGGTCGTCATGGGGGATTGGGCCTACCGGCCCGGATACGATGGGGGTTATGCGGGGAAAGACCGCCGTCGTCGCGTGGTGCGCTGCCTGACATGGGCGCGGACGGGAATTGTGACTGCTTGAGCGTGACCGGTCCAGGATGAGTCACACGAGCTGGGTCACATTTCTGCCGGGTGTGACCGACCTGGCTGTGACCAACCGCGGTAAGTCACAGCCGGCGGGTCACACTTCGGCAAGGTGTGACTCGGCCGGCACCACGCTCGCCTGGTCGGTCACGTTTTCACGGCGGCGCTGTAGGCGTTTGCGGCATGCGGGGCCGGCAGACTCTGCGCGGCCCTGTACGGCGCGGCCACAGCCGCACCGGCAGAGCGCGAAGCCGTCGAGGGGGCGTGCGTTGACGACGGCGCGGGCCATGACGCGGGCCATGGGGATCGGGACGCCGTTGCCGACGGCGCGATAGCGGGCCGACTGTGTGAACTGGCCGAGGTCGAAGCCAGCCGGGATACCTTGGAGCGCGCAGAATTCGTCCCACGTGCGGCGGTCGGTCTGAGTGCCTTCCGAGGCGGTGCAGCAGCGATCCACGTCGACAATCTGCGGCAGGCGCTCGACGGTGATGACGTGGCCGTCCAGGTGACCGAACTGGAAATGGCGCAGACGGTTTTGCCGCAGGCCGCATTCGCTGGCGTTGATGTCGATGCGCTGGTGCGAGTAGCCGTCAATGCGCATGTCCGGCACTCCGGCAACGTTTTCCATGAGCCACCACGACGGCTGGGCTTCGGTGACGATGCGCCGGTACTCTTCGAGCATTTCGAGGCCGTAGCCGGTCGGCGCGGTACGGCGGGCGCGACTGAAATCGGGGCATGGCGGGCCGCCGATGATGCCATCGAAGCGACCGGGAACGGCGCGGAAGGCGCGGACGTCGCCGCCGAGGATGCGGTCAGGGCCGCGAACGACACAGAAGCCCTCTTCTTCAAAGCCCCTGCCGAAGAGGTCGATTCCGGGAAAGAGCGAGAGCACCAACTGTGACCCAGCTCGGGCGGATGGCGATCGATGCGTCACAGGGAGGTCGAGGTCCAGCGTGTAAACGTCTTCGGGCTGTTTCATTGCGGCGGTCCGTGCGTAATGACGCTGAACTGTGACACGGCTGCCGTGACTTGTCCAGGATCTGTCACAGCAGCTGGGTCACATTTGTGACCGCCCGGGGATGGGCGCTTCCAAGTCGGTCACATCTGTGACTTTCGAGGTGCGGGCGCTTCCTGGTCGGTCACGTGCGAGGCGATAGACCGATTAGGGCGCAGCTTCTTTTCGTGCGGCTTGCCCTGCCCTCGCTTCTCTGTCAACGCGACGAGTTCGCCGACCTCGACGCGCTCGAACCCCCACTCATGCACGACGCCCAGGTGCTTTTCGGCGGCGGGAATGAGCGCAACGCCGAACGAATCGCGCTCTTGCGCGTGGGCAGGCCGCGACATCATCACTGCGCTCGCAACCGAGGCGAGGAACCACACGACAACGGTTATATCAATCACTGGGCGCATAGGATGTCCTCGATCGGCGACGAGCCTTGCGCAAGGCGGACATGACGCATGACCGGGTACGGCGTCGCGTCATTGAAAGCGCCGAGTTCGTCGAGACGCCGCCAGTGCCGCAACGCTTCATCGGGCGGCAGCTTGACGAGGATTGCCGCTACTGGATGTTTCGGCTTCGGTGGCGGGCGTTGGCACTGTGGTTTGCTGGCGTGGGCGACCCAATCGAAGCCAACGAGGCCAAAGACGAAGCGCGCCCACTTAGGCGGCACAAAGGCCAGATGCCGGCCCTTGAGGTGCCACGCGCTGAGCATGCTGTGAGTGCCGCAGGCCTCGGGATGCCAGCGATCTAGGAATATCTGCCGCGTGTCGTAGGCGTTATGCAAGTCCTTGGCGCGGTACCACTTGCGATCAACGATCAGTGAATCGCGATCGCAGCCGTGGCGAAAGACGCCGACGTGCATTTTCGGAAACCGCAGATTGATTCCGATCAGCTTGGCCAGCGGCGTCAAAAACGGAATCGGCCATTTGTCGGTACGCTTGACGCCGACGTGATATTCGATCTGCGTTTCCCGAATCTGCTTGTCCACTTGAGACAAGCCCTGCATCTGATAGTACACATCCCATCCGAGCTTGCGAGAGTGGATCAGCCAATCAAGCAGCGGCTGGCGCTCTTTGTCGCCATAGGCGCGAGCGTTGAAATACTTGCTGGATTCGTCCAGGACGATGATGCCGTTGCGCTCTTCATCCATCGAATCATTGCCGCAGCCGATCATTTCGAGATCGGCAACCGTAGGGCAATCGGGAAGGCGGAAGAAAGTGCCTTTGTGCGTCGGCGGCAGCATGTGCTCGACGAAAATATCCATGTTCGTCGCCACTCGCTTGCCGGCGAACAGCGCGTCGCGGATCAGGCCGGCCGAGAACAGCCCTTTGCCTGCGCCCTTCTTTCCAGTGACGGCGAAATCGGTCATAGCATCAGCCCGTGCTTTGGGTCGTGCGGCAGATAGGCGCTCATGGTGCTGACAGTCCAGCGATAGATGAAACGCGAGGTCCGAAGCGTGACGATGTAGGCGAATATCTGATTGATGTTTCCGGGCAGGAAATAGGTTGCCAATCCGAGGCTGTTGGGCATGGCAACCTGAAGGCCAAATATCGCCGCCTTCACAGCGAGACTGAGCGTGACCATGAGCGTCGCAGCGGCAACGAGAAAGGCCGTGATCAGCGCGTACTGGACCGCTTTCTCATAGGCGAAACGGGCTACAAGCCACGTGGCGAAGCTGGTAAATGACGATGTGACGAGGCCGAGAAGCCACGCGAAGAATCCGACGGCTGGCAATGGCATCAGCTTTCCTTTCTGCCGCCAGTCAGCATTACGAACGTGCCAACAAGCGTGATGAAAAAGAGCGCGTAGGAACCCATTTCGCTGAGCTTCGCAGCAATCGCGCAGTGGTCAAAACGCCATTGAAAAGGACCAATCCGCGCATCGAACGGCGCGCAGGTAGTGGATGGAATCGGCGAAAACCAACCGCTTTCCATCGCCATGCGCCACGAACTTTGCTGGCTGGAAACGGGGTTTGTCGTGCCGGTCGCCCCGTCCGTGATCTGCTTTTGCTTGGCTTCGAGATCGGTTTGAGACTCCGCGCTATGCGTGGCGTTTTTCAGGGCCGAATCATCCGTCGCGTCTGGCGTGGTCAGCTTCTTGAGTTCGTCGAGAACAGCCTTTTGCGTGCTCTCCTTGTTCATGTCGCCCTTGCAGATTTGCAAGTTCGGATTTTTGGCGCAGAAGTCGGAAGTGTCAGACGACGGTTTGTCGGTTTGCGTCGTCGTCGTGCCCGGCGTGCCGGACGTGCCAGCGCCGCCACCTGTGGCGGACGTGACTGTCGTAGTGACTGTTGAGGAGCATGCGCCGTCGCCGGTGCAGGTATTCGTCGTTGTCGTCGTTTTGCTCGACCCGTCCGAGCTTGTGGATGTGCTGCTACTCGACGTGGTGACCGGCGGTGTAGTCGCGCCGGGAGTAACGCCGGGAACACAAACAACATTTCCTGACGCCCACGTCATTGCGCCCTCACCCGGAGCGCATGGCGGCGGCGTAGAGGTTGCGGGGGTAGAAACGGCAGGGGGAGCAGAAGAACTGCCCGTGCAGGTGCTTGCAGCGCCGCCTGCGCCGTTTACATACGCATAGGAATACCGAGTAGAGCCGACCGTGTTAGAAGCACCGCCCGGATACACCAAGCAGTTATTGATGCACCACGAGACGCCGGAAGGCTGAGGATAGGGGAACGCATAACGGCCCGTGCCAACCTGACCATTAGCCGCGACTTGACACTGAGGTGCCGCGCAAAGACCTGTAGCGGGGTCGCGGGTTTGACCGTCTCCGCAATCGGGGCGCGTGCACGTGGTGCCGCTCAGGGTCCAATTCTGGCCGGTCGGGCAGGAGTAGGAAGGGGTAGTCGAGCGGCAGTAGGTACCGCCGAGGGCGTCACCGGACGTGGAGACCTGAGAAGAGCCTGACGGGCAAGTGATCGCGACAGACAAGCACCGGGTCGTCGATCCGCTGGCTGACTGACAGACGAGGTAGAACGAGCCACCGTAGTAGTCGATGCCACCGAAACCTGTGGCGTAACGAACGTAGTCGTAAGCCGGGTTTGTCGACGTGCGCGCCTTGGCCCAGCAGTCAGCCGGCGTCGAGCAAGCACCGCCGGGCTGCATGCTGTAGCCGGTCGGCGAGGTTGCGGCTCCGGTGGAGTTTTGCGTGGCTGGAATCGTCTCCGCGTAGCTAAGGACAGAGACGCCGCCGAGCAGGAGGCCGACGACGAAGTAGAGGGCGAGGCGGATATTTTTCATGAGTCGTCCAGAGGGACAAAGGAAAAGCGGCCGGAGCCGCCTTCCCTAACTGGCAGGATTACACCGCGTTGCTAGCGCCACGCTTGAACAGACGCATGAGCGCGAAGGCACCCGTCACCGCGCCGAGAATGGGCCAAACGGCAGTCGTGATGTCGGTGACGTTGCCATTAAGAGCCGTGAAAGCGGCCGTCGCTTCGGTCGGCAACGCGGCTTGCGCGGACGAGACGGCGGCGACAGTGCCGGCAACGAAGACGCCAACGGACTTGGCGGCCTTGGACTGGGCGAGACGTGCGAACTGCTGCTTCAGATGACGCATGATTTTCCCCTTGGAAAAGTTGATGGAATCGGCAGGTATCCCCTACCCCCTAGCCCCCCCGCTTCGCAGAGGGGCTAGGGGGTAGGGGCTACCCGATCTGATTTACTGCGTCGCGGAATTTAGTCATGAGGAATCCAGTGCTCCAGCCGAGCACGAAAGCGCCCATCAGGTAACCGACCATTTCGCCGACTTCAATAGCGGTCATGGTCTGAAACCCGCGTTGAAGCCGAGGCCGAAGCAGATGACGAGGCCGACGAGAAAAACGACTAGAGGGACAGGGTAGGCACCCATTACGCGGCCTCCTTTTTCGAGCGAGCGCGCTGGCGAAGAAAGACCGCGATGCGGCGATGAATCGCAGCCACTGCGGCGACGGCGAAGACGATGCCAAGACCGAAGAGAACACCGACACCGAGGTAATAAAGATCTTCCATTACGCGCCTTCCTTTTTCGAGCAGGCGCGGCGAACAGCAACGCGCCAGAGGGAGCGGGCGACGGTGTAGATCGGGGGCGAAATGATGAAGCCGACGATGATGCCGATCAGCAGGGTTAGATTCGTTGCATCGACGATTGCGATGCCTGCGGCTTGCAGGTCGGCGGCGCTGGGGATGCAGGATTCCATTAGGCGGCCTCCTTTTTCGTTACGGATAACGGGAATCCGGTCTGCGCCCAATTTCGGTTACATAACGCAAAGCGCAGAAGGTGGCGCGTTACCTCGGATTCGGACAGGTCGAATTGATCGGCGAGGCGCTTGATTGTCGCGGCCATCGTTTCGCCGGTATCTACGGTTTTATGGCGGGCGCGGTAGCGTTTCTGGCGCTCGGCGTTTGTGAGGGCTTTGCCGGTTTTGGGGCGGCCACGTTTGGCGGGCATGCCGGGAAGCGCATACGTCATGCCGTCAGAAAGGCGGCCAAGAGTGATTTTTAAGGCCATGGTTACGCGGCCTCCAGCGAATACCACTCGGGCACTTCCAGCGGGGCCAGTTCAATGACTACGCAACGGGCCGAGAGGCGCGTTACATCGCACGGCACGGCGATATCGAGGCCGTAGGCGAGCAACTGCTTGCGCCAATGCCGGGCCGTGCGCGGAGACACCGCTTTGCCGTAGGGGTTGCCGCCGTTCATGTAGTCGGCGGCGATCAAGCCGAGCTTGCCGGGAATATCCAACAGATTGAGCGTCGAGACCTGATTGCGCTTGAGCACTTCGGAGAAGCGCCCGTAGATGATTTCAGCCATAGTTTTTCCTTCCTTCACACGACACCACGGCAGGATTCTGTTCAGGCCGAGGTCGGCCAATTCCCGCGCTTTCAGACTCACTTCGTATCGAACAACCCCGAGGGATTCACACAGTTTTTTGACGGCCTCGCTGGCGTACTTGCCGAGTTCGTCGGCCTTGAAATACAGCTTCGAGTACCAGCGTTTGGAACCCTCGTTCCACGTGCAGCCGTTGCCGTAGCCCTTGGGCGGATTGCCGCCGAGGCGCTTATTGGCTTGACCAGACATGGAGTGGATGTATCGCAAAGCCTTCTCTTTGCTGCCGGCAAAAAGGTTTTGCGTTAGATCGACTCGGGTGATGCGGGCGCAACTGGCAGCGGTACCATAGGTGTCTGCGCGTGCCATCGGCACTTGATCGACGACTTCGGAGAACGGCGGCAGGCCGAGCACTTCGAGAATCTGGTTCGCCTTCTCGACGCATTCCGGGACAGTCAGGCCGAAGAGGTTGTCGGGGCGACCGAAGCGGGAGACGTTGCCCGAAAGTTCGACGGTGTAGCCGTCCGAGCGCACTTGGATGCCGGTCTCATAGCTGCCTTCATGCTCGATACGCTTGTGCATCGTGTACTCGGCCTTGGAGGCATCGAAGATCGGCAGCAGCTTGGTTTCGCCGGTCGCTTCATCGACCTGCCACGACTTGCCGAATGCTTCCGGCTCGAAGCTGACGACGTAGCCGCCGTTGAGCACTTGCACCGGCTCGTCGTGCGTCTGGCGGATGGTCAGCCAGTCGCAGAAAATCGAGGGGCGCACTTTAGCGGCCACTTATTCAGCCCCCTCAAAACCGGAAAATTGGCAACTTTTTGCCGTTTCGGTACGTGTAACTGGAACGTACCGATCGGAGCCGCCGGAGGATTTCACAATGCGGGATGAGTCGGCCGAGGGGGTAAAGCACAATCCGTCGTCACCATCGACGCGCAGCCAAAGGGTGCGGCCTTCAAAAACTGCCCCCTTCTCAATCCGGCCGATGTACTCGGCGGTTTGCATGGGGCCACGCGGCCGGGAAAGCATCAGGCACCAGCCGGAATAGACGCCATGCTCCCGCCACGACGAGCAGCCGCCACACTCATGCGGATGCGCGGTGTGGTGCTGGCCGAAGGTTGGCGGGAGCAGGTCGATGTTCATGGGTCAGGCGGCGTTTTTCAGTTCGGCCGCGCGGGTGAAGCCGACGACGACGGAGCGCAGGCCCTTGCGGCCGGGTTCCGTGGTGACGACGAGGTCGAGGGCGGCGGGGAACTTGACCTCGGCGAACTTCGGGATTGCATCGACGGCAAGGTCGATGGAAGTGGTCTCATAGCCGTAGCCGACGAGGGTGAATTTCTCGCTGGCCGAGACTTCCATGGGGCGGAGGATTTCGATTTGCGCGAAGTCGAAGGGCCGGCCTGATTCCTTTCCGATACCCGACATGCGCTTCACACCGATTGCATTGACTCTCATGACTGAACCTTTCGCGGTTTGGTTTTTGTTGCGAAACGCCCGGAAAGGGCTTATGTTTCGCGCCGTAAACAACCGAATTTGAGATCACCCAAATTCAGGTGTTGATTAGGGCACACCTAAACTTGGGTGTCAAGAGGCGAAGGAGCGGACATGGAACTGCGCGACTACATCGAAGAGGGCGAGAAAATCGCCGGAGGAAGAGCTGAGCTAGCCAAGCAAATCGGCATAGCGCAGCCGAACAATCTGACCGACGCGAAGGCTGGTCGACGGGGTTTGCCGCTGGTCGCCTGCTACAAGCTTGCGGAGATCGTCAAAGCTAGACCGGCTGCGGTCGCGGCGGCTTCTGCGCTTGTCACCGAAAAGGATGAAAGTGCTCGGGCTTACCTCCGCCCTTTTGTCCAGATGGGAAGGTTGTCACACCCGATGATTGTCGGGATTGTGAGCGTAGCGATTGTCATAGTTCAGGCTGCAAATGAA